TGTACTAACTAATGATTTAATTAGGTCTAAAGTCCTCTTAGCGAGTAATTGCTAAGATTAACCTCTTGAATTGCTGGAAACCCTTAAAGTCGAATTAACTACAACGTAGTTCGAAAGGACAAGCGTGAATGTTTGAAAATAATTCGGATTATAATAGGCAATCAGCAGCTAAGTCCCTAAGTCGTATTAGATATGGGAAAAGTTCAACGACCAACCGGTAGCGCGGTGTAGGGTACAAGCGTGCCCGAAGCGGGAGGCTCCTCTGTATAGAGGATGAAGATATGGTCTATTCTTTAGTGAAAGCTAAAGCTGCAAGTAATGTTGCGGTCTGATAGTAGCGATATCAGGCGAATATAAAGTTACAGGTATACAAAATACACATGTTGTTCCAATCTCAGGACAAGTACAGCCAAAAACTCGTACTGGTTATGATTATGTCATGCCCTATAGAGCAAGTAGTAAGTACGTTTTAATGGCACCTCAAGCTGGTAAAGTTCTATCTTTATCAAAAACTTCTATTGAGGTAGAATATAAAGATAAGACAAAAAAGAAATACAAATTAGGAGAATGGTATAGTCGTCCGGAAGCGGGAGCTTCATATAAACATAGGTTAGTTACATCATTGTCGAAAGGAGATAAGTTCAAGGAAGGAGATCCTATTTATTACGATAATTCATATTTTGAAATGGATTGGCTTTATGATGGTAAGTTAGTATATAAATCAGGTGTAATTCTTAGAACAGCTTTGATGGAAGCTAATCAAACATATGAAGATAGTAACGCGATCACAGCTTCTGCTACATCTAAGCTATCTGTTAGTTCTTCTAAAATACACTCATATATCATTAGTTATGATACAGTAATAACTGATATGGTAAAAGCAGGTGATAAAGTAAAAACAGGTGATAAATTATTTATCATGAATGAGTCAGCAATTAATGAAAATATAGATGCTGATACTAAGAAAGCATTGATGGAGTTGGCTAGGAAATCTCCTGGATCAAAATACACTGGGACTATTGGTAAAATTATTATTTATCATAATGGCGATCCTTCTGAAGCTACAAATAGTATAAAGAAAATTATTAAAGAAGGTGATAAGGAGTTATCAAAAGAGAAAGGTAAGAAGGTTACCGGCGATACAAAAGGGCAATTATTAATAGAGGGTAGACCATTACCAAAGAATCATATTGCTATTTTTATTTATGTTGATGTAGAAGAACCATATGGTTTGGGCGATAAAGGTATTTTTGCTAATCAATTAAAAGCCACCACAGGTGAAGTAATTAAGGATGATATAGAGACAGAGAACGGGGATGTAGTCGAAGCGTTATTTGGTGATAGGGCGGTTTATGCCAGGATAGTACTATCGCCAATGACGATTGGTACTACAAACGCATTATTAACAGTAATAAAGGATAAAGCTGTTAAAATGTATTTTGGTTAGATATCGACTAGTTTGATATCTTTTTCAATAATTATGTGTTGTGGTTATCAGGCTAGTCCTACCACAACATATATTTTTTATAGGTGTTATATGAAACTTGATAAAAGTTTGTTGTATGGTATTCACAATACCGCAATGCTGGCCGTTATTACTGATATTTTAGTTGAAATAATGGAAGAAGAAGATAGTATTTTCTCAAGTATCTCTAAGGAAAGAGTTTCAGATATTATCATATCTGATCTGAAGAAAGGAATTGGTTCTGTGGAGGTTAAGAAATGAGAATTAATAAAGCCGTTGTAAACACAGTCTCTGGATTAGCATCTGAAATAACAGATAAGAACCAGTATCTTGTTGGTAAATATGGAACAACACTGAATGATTTATCACAGGTAATACAAGGAAGTATGGCCGTAGCTGTAACAAATCCGCTTGAAACAACTAATGCGGATGAATACGTTACAACTATGGCAGAATATATTCTTATGGAAAAGAATGACGTAGATATTGGGCAAGTCTTTCGTGATAATGTTAAGGAAGTACTATCTGGAAAACTAAAATCAGATCTTTCATTTATGAGGACTGTTATTAAACCTGTTCTCATGGATACTATCGAAGAAGTTAGGGAGAAAGTAGATGCCGCTGAGAAAGAACTACAGAAGTCTACTGTAGAAATGGTAGTGCTTCGTCTTCCGAAACTGATGACGTATCCGGAAATGGATGATTATTTCGAAAGCGAAACTACTCCTCCTAGGAAACTGATGATTAGTAGCGGACGCATTACGCTGCAAACTATTAGTAATCCTGATGTGTTTGAAGCATTTAAGAAATATAATAATAGTTCTATCAATACAGACGAACTTGTAGAATGGGTACAAGGTCTGGATAGATCATTAATGAGAACTTGGTTGGATACATATTTTACAAATATTGGTCCGACTAACCCAGCGTACCAAGATCTTAGATCGTCTATATCAGTGGCAGACGCAGATAAAGTATTTTTTATACATATGTTTGCCAGAAGTATATTGCAGAATCCACCCGCAACATATAAAGTGGATACTAGGAAATATCAAAGAGTACTCAAAGAGGTTGTAAGATACACAAGAAGTATTCTTTCTACAATTAGACGCATTATGGTCACGCGTACTGAAGGAGATTTTGTAGTAGCTACCGTGGTCGATAACAAGATTTATGTATATGGTCCTACACTGGATAGGTTCCTTGAGGAAAACCCCGTGGATGTCGTATACGGAGCTGCTGTAGCTAAAGAAAATCTAAGGATGTCGTATAGAACAATAGGTTCTTTGGTAGAACACAAGGAAGAACTTATTAACTTATGGAAAAGATATGTCAGTGTTCGTGATAAGGAACAACGTGTAGTTAATAAGGCCAAGGTCAAGATGATTCTTCGTGACGTATTTGTTAATAATTTTAACATAATTTCTGACAGAGAACAGGCTGTTAGGGATAATTATCCAGAATTATTTAATGTTACCGAATATCTTTCGAAGAGACTTGAAGATATTTTAAATGATTTGGAAGTTGATGAGTTCTTTGAAGACATGGATGAGGAAATAATGGAAATGTTAATGGAATATCGTTTTCCATATATGGACGCCAAGTCATTCTTCGATGATCTTCTGGAGATATCTGAACATAATACAGATATGGATCCAAAGGACGTAGCATCTATTGCTGGATTACGTTATATGATTAGATATATCTGTAGTAATTTGAGAGTCGTTCAGTGAAGAGTTTGACTTCTTCAAGCCTCAGGAGAAATCCTGAGGCTATCAAGAAAGCATTAATACAGAAAGATGGAAGTTTAATAGCTAACAGGGATTTAACGATACATATTCCAAAGAGATACGGGGACATTAAGTTAGGAATATTTAAAACAGATATTTATACCCTTAATTGCTATGCTATTGTTCTGGATGATAAGGAATACGCTAGCTCCATACTACTATCGTTCATAACACTAACACCATATAATCTTTCTGAAATAACAGTGGATGATGTAGAATATCTGGAACTAGAGTTTAGAAAAGGAGACATTATCGCACCAAAGTTAGTTACTACTGTACAGGACGATATTCTATATCCGGTAATTAATGAGTTTCTAATTAATGGAAATGTTCCGTGGTTTATTGACTACGAGGACTTGGGTGCTAGATTAATACGTACAGCCGGAACACATGCAGATTCTCCCGTATCTAGGTATCTTACGGGGATAGAAATGCTTGTTTCAATAATGGGTAGGGATTCGAATGATAGAACTGTATTGTACAGGCATTCGAATAAAAAACATCTCACATGGATTGGATTATTAAACGTATTCTATGCGTTCAAGGATACAACTAATAAGGTCTTTGGATCTTACATGAAAAATGGTTTGGTCGGTAGTTTAGTAAAACAATCCGATAGTGTCGAAAGAATTGAAGATTTAATTAGGAGATAATGTCGTGTCAAAACCTTATTATATTACTATTAGTAGATTGGCAAGTAGTGGTAAGAAAGGAGAACTTAAACCTGATAGCGAAGGTTATTATGAAGTAGTGCTAGGTGCACTTGGTGTAAGGAATAGCGGTGGGGCTTATTATCCAAAGGAAGGAAATATGGAAATGTTTTCTCCTAACAGCATATTGCAACGAAGAATAAGAAACGGACATTTGTATATGGAGCAAGGACATCCTAAGAGAGAACCAGGTATGACGGATTCTCAATGGTTGGAAAGAGTGGTTAGGACAGAAGAAACCAGACACTGTGGGCATATTAAAGAAGTAAGACTTGAGTCTAATTATAGTCCATTAGGGGAAAACTCTAATAATATTGTAGCGATTATAGGTATGGTTAAACCCGTAGGGGTATATAAGGATAATCTGGAAGAATATCTTAATACACCATCTATTAATCCAGCGTTTTCAGTTCGTTCTTTTACAAGAGATAAGTTTCAATCAGGTTGTTTATATAAATACTTCGAGGATATTATTTCCTGGGATTTTGTATCTGAACCAGGAATCGCACAAGCTACTAAATGGGATAGTCCATCAATGGAATCTATCTATAATAATATCTCGGAAGGTGTTGTTACTCTAGATGCGATTAACAAAGTACTGAATATCGCACCTCAGCAATCCTTATCTATGGAATCTTTAGAAACATTGAATCATATTAAGGAGAAATATAAGTCAACTGATAAAAAGATATGGGGTACTGATTGGTGAGCTTTATTAATTTAAAGCCGATAGTTACACCAACAATAACAGTACCAAATAATTTTTATCATGGTGAAGCTCTTTTAACAATTACTGTTGATCCGTCTTATGTAGAAATCGCTTCAGATCAAACGCACGTTTCTACTGATTGGTATTTCTATAGTGATGCTGCTGGAACAAATTTGGTAGAATCTAGCATCGGAGATACTACCAATCTGAATTACTATCCGTATTCAGATTGGGCCACGCCTGGCACCACATATTCCGAAGAGTAAAGTACTATGGAGATTATGGAGAAACCCCACTAAGTGCGTTAGAACGAATAAATATCCCGTGATTCATATACTCCATCACCCACAGTTTTCTGTGGGTGATGGAGATTTAGTGAACTAATTTCTCGGATACTTTTTCATGTCTTTAAAACATACAGTTAGTATACGAACTACATCGAAGCTTAGTATAAATAAAACTACGATTTCGTCTGATAAGATAGATAAACCTATTATTACAACACCGATAGATGGTAGTTCTTTAAATACATCACCTATAGTGATCTCAATCACAACGCCATCTATAGAACTCACCACCGGCGATACACACGTTTCTACTGATTGGGAAATAGCTCTAGATCCTACTTTTAATGAAGTCGTTATAGTTTCACATGAGGACACTGTTAATAAATTAACCAAAACGATTATACTCCTCACTAATAACTATTATTATATTCGTGCTAGATTTAGGACGGAGAAGTATATATCAGATTGGTCAGATACAATAAAAATACTATACATGGTTGAAGAACAAGGAAGTAGTTATATACCTGGATCTATCGATACACCTACAGTAGTATCGACCATTAGTCCTTTTGGTGTAGCGCTTAGTAACTTTACTCCTTTAGGTGGATTTCCTGGAATACATACCTCCACTGATATAGAATTTTATGAAATAGTAGGTGGTTTGAAAGGACCACAAATAACTACTTTGAATATAAATAGTGGAAATCTAACTACCATTGATCTATCTGGTGTTAGTGAATTATACCCATATAGGTCAGATGGATTTATTATTAATGTAAAATATGGTTCATCTGTTGGAGTAGATTCCTCCTGGTCTTCTGATTATACGTACCCTCCTCTTAACTTAAATAAACCTACTTTCAAGTTTGTAAGAGGTTCTACAAAAACTATATATCACTATAGATATACGTATAGTTCTAATGACTATAGCACAACTGCTTTAGGAAATTATATTTCCACAGAGTGGAAGTTTTATTCTGATAATGGCGGAGTAAACGAAATAGCTATAGGAAGTAACTCGTTTGATAACGGAACTTTCTTATTTGGATCATTGATATCAACTATTACAAATTTTTATGTAAAATACCGGTACTTAGGGCAATACGGATATACTCCGTGGAGCGATTTATTTAATATAGATCTTTTAACATTGACTGCTCCGGCACACGTTAATACGGATGTGGCTAGCACTACTATTACTTTCTCTGATTGGAATAGCGTGTGGGGTGGTAATACGGTAGATCAAAACCACCAAAGCAGTGACTGGGAATTTTACAGCGGATCTGATTCAACAAACTTTATATCTGGAACAGGCGGTAATGTATTTTCTTTAACAAATATCGATTATACAGCATATCTACCAGGAACCTATATTGATACAGATGTATACGTTCGGGTTAGATATAACGGAAATCGTGGTGCTGAAACTCAATGGTCGGCTAAAGTTCTTGCTAATTTATTAGTAAACTATACCGCACCGGTATTTGTAGCCAATGATACGAATGTAGGAACAATTACTTTTAGTGATTTTATTAGCATAGCTCCCGCCACACATACGCATAATTATAGCGACTGGGAGTTCTTTGATGACCAAATTATGACCAATACATTAGGAACACAATATAACTCTAGCGATCTAACATCTATAAATGTTAGAAGTTTATTCCCAACTAGACTTGATGTTTGGGTTAGAGTAAGATATACAAGTATAGAAGGAATAACAAGTCCATGGAGTGATGTGGTTCAATGTGTTTTAGATCCGATATTAACAGCACCTGTATTTGTTTCTTATATTACTTCTAATGATTGGGAACTCACCTATTCTAATTTTGCATTATCAGACCCTACCAATAGCTTTACACACGGAAGTACGGATTGGGCTTTCTATGACACACAAACTTCGGCCATAGCAATAAAGATAGATAATACCTCTAGGTTCTTGGAAGTAACTAGTACAGATAACCATGTGCCTTCTAGACAATCTGTCTGGGTAGAGGTTAGATATATTTCTACTACAGGAGTAGCGTCTGATTGGAGTATTAGAAAAGAGCTTATTATAACTAACCCTAATGTAGCCCCATATCTATTAGCCAAAGACAATGTCAATGGTACGATTACTTTTGCTAATATCAATACAGTCATGCATTCTGAACAAACACACCAGTATACCGATTGGGAATTCTTTAGTGATCAAGCTATGACTAATATGTTAGGATCTAGTTATAATGATACTACAGATCTTTATACGAAAGATGTTAAGACTTTATATCCGTCTGAAGTAGAAATATGGACACGTTGCAGATACCATAGTGTTCAAAATCAGCAAACACCTTGGTCACTACCAGAAAGAATAAAATTAGTATATGGGCCCAATAGTCCGCATATGACGACTTATGATGGAACCACAGGTAGAATAGATTTTAACCCATATATCGATCTGGTACCATTCGGACAGACAGGAAGTCACTCTAGTTCACATTACAGATGGTATAGTGATTCTGCTGGTACTACTTTCATTAGTAGTACTACCTATAGTAGTAACCTGCCTGCTGGAGGACTTACATATATCTATATGCGTACCAGAACACCTACACTAAGCGATGTGTGGGTAAATGTAAGATATAATAGTAGTTTAGGCTCTAGTAGTAGTTATTCTGAATTAGAGAAAGTTAAATTATTCAATACTTATAGACAACCCGTATTAATAGATAATGACCCAACTATGTCTACTGGTAGAATTGATTTTAGTAATTGGTCTACAGTAGGGCCAAACTGGCATAGCCACGCTAGTTCACATTACAGATGGTATAGTGATTCTGCTGGTATTAACTTTATTAGTAGTATTACTTATAGTAGTAACCTGCCTGCTGGAGGACTTACATATATCTATATGCGTACCAGAACACCTACACTAACTGATGTGTGGGTAAAAGTAAGATATAATAGCAGTATCAATATTAGCAGCCCTTATAGTGATGTAAAGAAACTACATTTATTCGATCCATATGTGGCTCCAGTATTAGTAAATAATGACCCAACTATGATCACCGGTAGAATTGATTTTAGTAATTGGTCTACAGTAGGTCCTAACTGGCATAACCACACTAGTTCCAACTACAGATGGTATAGTGATCCTGCTGGTAATACTTTCATTAGTAATATTACCTATATTAGTAACCAGCCTACTGGAGGACTTACGTATATTTATATGCGTACCAGAACACCTACACTAAGTGATGTGTGGGTAAAAGTAAGATACGATAGTGATGTCGGTCTTAGTAGTCCCTATAGTAACTTGGAGCAGTTGCATTTATTCGATCCATATGTGGCTCCAGTATTAGTAAATAATGACCCAACTATGATCACCGGTAGAATTGAATTTAGTAACTGGTCTACAGTGGGACCGAACTGGCATAATCACTCTAGTTCACATTACAGATGGTATAGTGATTCCGCTGGTAATAACTTTATTAGTAGTATTACCTATAGCAGTGATATTAGTACCGGTGGACTTACATATATCTATATGCGTACTAGGACACCATCACTAACTGACGTATGGGTAAAAGTAAAATATAATAGTGATGTCGGTCTTGGCAGTCCTTATAGTAACCTTGAACAGCTACATTTATTTGATCCATACGTAGCTCCGGTGATGATCTCTATAGATAATATTACCAGTAGAATTGATTTTAGTAATTGGTCTACAGTAGGTCCTAACTGGCATAATCATACTAGTTCACATTACAGATGGTATAGTGATCCTGCTGGTATTAGCTTTATTAGTAGTACTACCTATAGTAGCGATATGCCTGCCGGAGGACTTACTTACATCTATATGAATCAACATACAACTAATAACAATATATGGGTAAAAGTAAAATATAATAGTGATGTCGGTCTTGGCAGTCCCTATAGTGATTTATATAATGTTACATGGTAATCGTTTTTTTATATTCGTATATATAATGACTGAACTGAAGTAACTATATCAGTTTGTTTAACTGGATGGGCTATTTATTAAATAGCCCATCTTTCTCTTATCTCAAAAAACATGAGGATAATAAAATGTCTGAAACAAAAAATCCAATCATTGCTAAGTATTTTGGTAAAGCACCGGAGAACGTACAAGAATTGGCTAGGTCGGTATCTACCAAAGAGCCGGTTATAAAGGATTCTGAAAAAGGAATTACTGCCGAGTTTGAACTAACAAACGATGTTTTACCAAAAGGATTGACTAAAGCAACGATTAGGAAAGTCTATGAGTTCGAAGAAACGCTAAGAGGTGTGGTGGCTGGAGGAACCGCAAGGCTGGTAGAGGATCATCCTGGTAAGAAGGTACACGTAAAAGTGAAAGTGGGGGATATTCTTAGCGTGGATGGTTCTGTCCTGAAATCTGGTAAAGTAGCTACCAGAGTGAAAGTCGAGAAGACCGAAGCTATGGAAGATTACTTTGATTGCGTAGATACCTTCGTTAAGGAAAAGATCAAGTCGCTAGAAGCTAAGTAGTTTTGTGTATCGCGTCAGTTGAATCGATGGATAGTTAGTATTTCCATATACTAGCTATCTATCTAATATACCTGTGTGGTTGGAGGTTTCGTGAAGCTGAAAGGCAGGATAGTAATTAGAGAACCATATGAATCAGTTAGATATATAGAATTTAAAGGTGGGTTAGGAGCTCTATTAAAAAAGATGAAGGAATTTGGAAATGGAACTGAATTTATATCTAACGGACCTTTGACTGGTAGATACCACAATGGAGAAATTACTTGGTTTATTAGTCCAGAACAAGGACATGCGCTTGGACTAGAACCGTATGTCGCTAGGCATATTGGAACTACCAGATTTTCAAAACAATAGAATTATATTTGGAGACTTCTTGAAGCTGGAAGGTAAGATATTAGTTAGAGAACCATATGATGCGATTAGATATATAGAATTTAAAGGTGAGTTAGAAAGTCTGTTAGAAAAGATGAAGGAATTTGGAAATGGAACTAAGTTTGTATCTAACGGACCTTTGACTGGTAAATATTACGATGGAGAAATTATATGGTTTATTAGTCCAGAGCAAGGAAGATCGCTTGGATTAGAACCATATCTCACCAGACATATAGGAACTACTAGATTTTCAAAGGATTTATATGTCGTGTCGGTCGAGCCGATAAATAGTTAGTATTTCCATATACTAGCTATTTATCTAATCTACCTAGGTGATTGGAAGATCCGACTATCTTCGGATAGGACATGACCCGCTGTACCCGGAGGGTAGCGCCCCACCAGCTAGTTAGGTGGACTATACCGGTCCTCTTTTGAGGACTGCGATTTCAATGGAATATTACCAGGATATATAATGTCCCCCAGTGATCTGGTGCGTAGAGCATCGGAGCAGAGATCATGTCTAGTCAGTATGGTCAGTGGGTATGGATGCCCACATATAGACTACTGTCTAAGGACCACAGTAGTAGTCTATGGAATTAATATCTCCTGGTATTTAAATTATCAGGACGATAATGATTTACGGTGGACCGGATAATGTAAAGAAGTCCACCTACCCACAATACTGTGGGTAGGTGGATAATTACTTATTATTTTTTTCTTTAGTCGCCTTTAGACTCTTCTACACTACTGATGTATCCTTTCTCAGCTGCTTTCACATCCGGATGAATATCATCAATGAAGGCGGGTTTATTATATGGATTAGCTCCAAGAAGATTAACACCATCTAGGAGCTTCTGTGCCAGTTTGTTAGGACCGATACCCGATTGATAAATTCCAGCCCATTCAATGGTGATCTCGTTACCAGCACCACCATCTTGTTTGGCTTTTTTACCAATAATATCTCCTGTATTCTTTGGATACATTCCTGTACCAATCCATGACTTCAGTGGGCGTCTATGTGTAGGGTCAGGTTCCGTAAACAATACGGTCATGCTGTACCAGTCAGCTAGCGCATCATCTGGTGCATCGTTCAATGTACCACTCAATGCGTATTTAGCATCTGGATCCATCATGCCGTATACGATCCAGTTATATAGAAATAAAGAGACCGGAATACCATACTTTTCACGAACTGTAGTAGTTACCTGACTACGAGCTCGTGTGACGTTGGTATATTCTTCCATCATCTCACCACCCCCACCTACGGGATGTTCCTCTGTATCAACCGTCAGACCCATATTGAGTCCATCAATATTATACGTATGTACCTCAATAAGTGCTTTAAGACTACTTACCCATTTTTCTGGGTTAGGCATTAGTTCAAAGAACTTCGGTGCTTCCAGAACAAATGCTACTACATCTCTATTGATATATGCTTGATTTGAAACCCATTCTGTAAGGTTAGGACTCCAACCAAACTGACCACCGTAGTCAAGATCCAACATGGGTGTATCTGATTGATTGTAAGCCTTATTCGTCAGAATCGCATTAGTTACTCTAGCCATTATCTACCCCTTATGCCAAATCGCCGATGCGATATGTTTCAATCTTCAGTGTCTCTACAGTCTTCATGTTCGGGGCATATAGTTTAATTACCAAGGTCCAACTATAACCACGCAGCGTATCCGCAGCAGTCATGAAGGCTTCTGGAATTACTACAAACCGATCATCAAACTTATCTTTGACGCGCTCATTGACAAAGTCTTTAACCCTCTGTGTCAGTTGTGCATCTGTCAAAGATGAAACACCAGTGAAATTACGCCATGCGTCCCAACCAATCTTATCGAGCTCTACAGCAGCCATAGCTGTAAGATAAGCATTCAACACAGAAGTATCATTGTCGTAGACAGTCTGTGCTGCTGGGAAGAAATAACGTTTTCTATCAAAAGGCTGTACCCATACAACTTGTTTATCCCAAAGAATAAACTTCGTATTAGCTGGAATGAAATCAGCCTCAATTTTGTACATATCTTCTACGATGTTACCAGGCGCACTATCAAAAGAAAAACCTGACTTCCATTTACTTGTTCCGGCACCCATGTATCGGGCGGATTTGATAGCAATTTCCAGTAGTAATGGTGCTCTCTTAACATATGTGTGGTTCCTAACCATACCTGTCTGAGACACAATCATTGCTCTAAATACTTTAGTTCCATAAAAGTCTGAATCTGGGTAGGCTGCAAGGTTAGTAGCCAACGCAGTAGCAGTCGCTGCATCGTCAGATATACTTGGCGCTGGGTTTCCTGCGATATATGTGCTAAGGTTAAGGAATGTATCTTTCCTAAGTGCTAATACAGCCATTAAATCTTTCTTTGTTTGAAGTGGGAAACCACTATCATAAAAGATTGATTCAACATTTACGGCATTATCCTGCACTCTACTATTCGGATCCAGATATTCCAAAGCCTTTGCACTAACTAAACCAGCAAATAATGAATCTGACATGGTTCCATCTGAACCATTTGCCATTAGATTATCTGTAAGTTTAGTAAAGTAGATACCGGCGTTAGCGCCGCTTGCTAACCTTACACCCTCATATGGTGCTCCATTAGTACTTATACAGCGAACAAAGTCAAAAATATCAGTAGGTGTGGTAGCTTGAGATGGATCACCATCGAACCAAGCAAGATTATACCATGCAGGATTAACACCTGTAACTGTAGTCATTGCGGCAGATTCTGCTGCCTTCATAGCTGTGAGAATTGTATCTATATTTGTATGATAGACATTAATTTCTTCAAAGTCAGAAAAACTTAGCGGATATTTTGGATCCTCGGTATTCTCGTACCAACTAAGGAATTTCTTCTCAAGATCTAGTTCAGCTGTAGTAATTCCATTAATAGAATCTTTCTTAAAACTAAAGAGGGTTCTTGCTTCTCCAAAGTTATTAGCAACTGTATCAGCTGTTGATGTAGGATCTTTTTTACGTATGACTTCAATCCAGTACGGATATACTTCACTAGAAGATATAAACCCAGATGGAAGTTCATCATTTTTAGCAGGATAAATACGAATCCCTGCTAAGTTACCAAAATCACCAGGTGACTTTGCTTTAAGTTCCAAGATTGGATATTTTGTACTATTATTTAGCACAGTACCGGCTTGAGGGGTTAAGTTTCCAAAATCAGTACCCAGGTTAGCGGAGGCATGGGCTGTTAATTCCCAACGGATCCTTTTACCAGATACGGTGGTGGCTGGTGTTTCTGGAATCCTATTACCGGTATTATCGAGAATCCATGCGCCGGTGGCGGGATCTCTCTGATACACGGTCATAGCCGCATCATCACCAATTTCGCACCAGAGAATCAGCGATGCCGTTGCTGAGTCAGCTGGTACGACCCTTTCCAGCATAATACTGTTTCCTTCACCCATTACCTTTGTAGCAAACAAGGTAGCGTGGTTATAGTATTGTTTTGTCGTGTCAAATGAAGCAGTCCCATACATCAACTGCGCTTCAGCTGAAGTAACCAATTGTGGTCCAAGAGGACCCTTTTCAGTATACAGCCAAAACTTAGGCAGATGTGTTGGACGTGGAATAGGTTGTACCGGTACTTGTCTGGTAGACTTATCATCTCTACCTAAATCCACGACCGTGGGACTTGCATTGATAATAGATGTAACCATATCAAATTTCCCAAATTAAAAAATTGTTAACAAATTTCGAGTATACTATTTTTTCAGATAGCACGCGTACTCAAATTAATTGGGATTAATATCTTGAATACTTTTTTATTGGATGGTGATCAACGTGATTTATAAAACAGCATACGATACTACTGTTGGTAAAACAATCTATAGTAGTGAAAAAGATAAGATCACAAGAGAAATTGTGAAAGTTATTAGACAAGGACTTCCGGACGATTATAACCAAGGAATTCTTGGTACCGAATTAAAACCCTATGTTATTACTGGTTGGGATCCTATAGAAGATCATATACCTTCTTTTACACACCCTTTGGTAATAGAGGATAGGGATAAAAAGTTTATTGCAGTAGACGTACGTCCGTTTGTAAAGAAGGCTATTCCACCTATCTTGAACGCAGAAGAATTAATTAGAAATAAAGTGGAATATAAATACGCTGTTAATAAACTTATCCTTACAATGGATTGGATCGAATCATCAGACGCTATTGCAGGTCTTAATAACTTCGATAAACTTATTTATACTAACTGGATTACTAATATTCTTGCTTTTACTTATAGTCTTGATCCAGAAGAACGATTAAGAATTAAAATAGCTACATATCTATATTATAAAAGTCTATTGGTAGATAATGTAGAAGAGGAATATATGCAAGCTGGAATACTCCAGATAGGAAAATTAGTCGGAGTTACGTATAAGACTGGGTTAGAATATGCGGAGGGGTTAGAAAAGAATCCGGAAGGCATAGCGGATCTTCTAGAGAATCTAAAGAAATGTTCACCACGTTTAAATGGTATTACATTGGATTCATTTGTAAGTCTGTTAAGTGGCGGGTGGTTTGGCTTGGATAGGGTAAATAATATTATTATTGCTATTACCCATCCACCTACGTGGAATGCCATACTATATTCTCTGGTAGAAACACCTGCATTTAAAAGGAGTCAGATTGTTCAATCAATGCGTCTTTCTAAAGTACGGTCTTTAGAAGATGCTTGGAAAAAAGAGATGAATTCTATCATCCATGATTATATAGAATAGTAACTATGCCTACCCATGGTCATTTGACCATGGGTAGGTATTATTTAAGATTATACAATCAATTTGAATCTATATAGTCTTGCCCGATATGACGCGTAACATATTCCATCTCCTTTACCAGACAACCTATAGACTCCACGCACGGCTATTGTATAAATAGGCTCAAGTACTTTATTATTTATATCATAGGTCCAAAGTATGTTTCTAAATCTATTGGGTTTTCCTAATGTATTTACTACCATTATATCGTCCTTTAGCTTAATGCAGTATCCGTTCTTTATCGGTAATGGAAGAGTATCATGATAACCCCAACCACCCCAAGAATTTATTACATCAAGGCTCCATACGTCATAACTTGTACCTACTGCCGCCGTATAGGACATTCCAAGATAATATAGTTTATTATCGCTCCCTACTACCGGCTGGCTATTCCATATAGGTGTAAACAGCGGTGGCTTTTCTGATCTTACCCCCGTAACATCATCCCACATAACTGTTATTCCATCCAATACACCCCCGCTTTGATAAAATCTCCCTAGACTAATAATTGATCCTTTTCCAGGATGATATACCCCATAGTTGTCCCTAACCAGTGTATAGTTTGGATATAATGTATTTCCAGGACTCCATGTATTTGTTAATACGTTGTAATTTTTACCATCAAGATTTGAGTTACTATCTGTCCTATGGCCATATACTTCTGCTAGTCCAGTATATTCATTAAAGATAGCCGTATATCTATTTCTTCTTCTGGAAGTCGATGCTCCGATAGTCCAACTGTCTGACGCCACATTATAATACTCCACCTGCATATCTATATTATTATCAGCAAACTGTATAATATATTCGTTAAAGTTAACGGCGGATCCTTTGGCATACACGGTGCGTATCGTTCTTGTCCCCAGATTTGGCGGATCGGTCATTCTTTCTCTTGCATGAAATTGTCTAGTAGGTGTTATTTGTACACTGCTCCAGGTACTAGATACATTGCTTGTTAGTGCTCCTATTTCTTTTGTAACAATATTTCTTCTATAATACAACCTATATGTTTGATTTAAATTTAGGTCTTCTCTAACAAAATACATATAGACGTCTGGAACATTTAGTGTGTAATTTAAGATACTTGACTCCCACCCACCTATCTGAACTAATTTACCATTGACGTCAGTTATATAGTAAGATATAGCGGATTTATTTTGATCTTCATTATAGAGTCTATTAGCTTGATATATTAACGGTCTAGATGCAACCCCATACGTAGTCATTCCACCAACTTTAAAGTCAGAAACATCTGGGAAATTAGAGATGCTATTACCAGTAGTAAAACTAACAATATCAGACCATTCACTGAAACATTTGTCCCCTAAGGGTTTACATATATATCTTACTTTAATATAAAATGTTTTATTATTACTAAGCGCGCCAGTAGGATATATTCCAGATCTAGTTTCTCTAGGATTATAATAATACGCATCTTCTATAACGTTATTTATTTCTCCATTTTGATCGATACTATCTCCTATAACTACATGCACACCGAATAGGTTACTTCTGGTTGGTTCTTGTGCAGTCGACACGGTAATAGCATTAGTCATTCTAACCACGGTATCATTCACATTAGTTTCTCCATTAAATGGAGCCACTATGTTTGGTTTCTGTATATAGTATTTGTTTCTAAGATCAAATATTCTAGAGGATGACCACGGAGATGTTATTCCACCAGATATATATTGGCATCTCACATAGTAGTATTTACCGATATCAAAATAGTGAATCTCCTTACCATAAGATTCTTCATAAACTGGTGACGGATAGAACCGTCTATCTATATCATTACTACCATCGTAATTATATACTACTTCATATACCGGATTTATAAAACGTCTATCGTCGAATATTTGCCAACGTACTGCGGTTATTGGTATAGATTGTCCATAATATAATGGATCATACATTTTATAAAACAATTCTCCTGTTGGGGCTTTATAAAGACTTGTTGGTTGTATTGCCCAACTATTTTTATATAATGTTAGATTAATAACCGTAGGATCACTAGCTGTATTAGTAGGAGTGTGTTCATACGTTATGGTTATTTCGTAGTACGTTTTTGGTATTGACTGTGATATTGTATATGCTGGCGCACTATAGTTTCCATAATCATTTATGGTATAGGTGGTGTTCAACGATGTAAACCAGGTAGCGGTAGGTGTGTAGCGTCGTTTAACAACGATACGTACTACTACATCTGTCCTTGGAGGACCGCCATTATAATCCTTTAGGAATACATCTAATATAGGATCAGTTCCTTGTAAACTAGGATACGTTAGTTCTGGTGGTGGTAAATACACTTGTGTTATAAAACCATAAGGATTTGACCAACTACTTACAGTAGCACCAGATCTATATCTTACCCTAGCATAATATTGGGTACCTGTTAATAAGTTTGAAATATTTAAGGACGTTTTCTGTATAGAATCGCTATAGGCGGATAGAATAACGGAAGTAAAGCCACTATCTAATGCTACTTCCCAGTCGGATGAATCATGCGCACCAACAAACCCAGGATCCGTACCAAACGCAGAAGATTCTAAAAGCCTATTTACACCACCGTCTGTTAATATAGAAGGTGTCAATATTCCAGGAATATAATTTCTACTAAAATTAACTATATCAGACCATTCACTTGTCCAGTTATTTGAATTATAACGTATTCTTAAAACAAAGCTTCCATTAGTATTAATTGGTATAATCTTTGTAGTTGTTGGTGTAGCTGTAGTACTATCATATATAAGATTGGTGAACGTATTATCCGTAGCTATCTGATATGTGGTAGAAACATGTTGTTTATCTTCAATACCGGTTATGCTATATTGACTAGACGATACTACAAGAGAGTTACCTGTTACTACAAATCCGTTAACAGGACTTGTGATAACAGGTTTATCAATTATACTGTTGGCAGATTCTAATTCAGACACCAACCTATTATATGTCTTATTACCCACATATCCATCATACGGAACATTTCCCAAATAGTCTGCTTCTATTTGTCCATTTAATAGACAACCTTTTGTCTTCCATTTAGCATTTGAATTATATCGTTTCTTAGCCATAAAAAAACCTACGTTCCAAAAGCATACGCGCCTAAATACCTGAACCCACTATAAAATAAATATCCGTTATAATACCACGGAGCATTACCAAGATTACCTTCATCACTTATTATATCAAAAGTATTGTTTAAAGTATCATATATAAATGTGTAATGTTCCATATCTCCACCAAAACTACCTAAATCCACAGTAAAACCTGTTTTTGTAATAAGAATATAATTAGTACCTGTCATCCAACAACACTGTGTATCTCGCAACGGCCCAGGCATATCCCCTATCAAAGTCCATGTGTCTGTTGCAATATCATATTCCTCAATTCCAGTTTGTATTACATACTGTGGAAATGCTGGGTTATTAGAAGCGGTACCTCCGATGGTAATTATACTGTTCGTATTTTGTTTATATGCTTGTCCAAAACTCCATGCTTTATTTGGTTTTTGTGTTTTCTCAACAGGTGTGGCTGAACCATTATTCCACATATATGTTCTTCCACTATCCATAAGGTCTCCTGTTTGAAATGTTCCTCCAGAAAACCATCTGCCCTGTCCAGGAATATATATCATATTTCTACAATTATAGTTACTGAAACCGGCAGACCAATCTTGTCCAGCACTATACGAATCTGTAGTAAAATTATAATACTGTGCTGTAGTATTAGAATGTGCTTCTCTATTACCCCAAAATTCTACATTATCTGTATCTGGGTTATATACTACATTTAACGCTCCTTTAGGCATAACCGCGCTATCTATTCTAGTAACACCCCATGTACAGGGAACACTATTACAGTCAGCATAACTGATATGGAAAGCGTTTCCAAAAATACCAGAATATATATAGCTTGATCCTTTATATACATTACTGTAATCCAGTTGTCCAAATACAGCTCCATATCTAGCCCATTTTATAATTCCAGTATTCGTTCCCTCTGCACCATTACCTAAGTTAATATCATCTGTTCGTGTTACTGTAAATGTCTTTTCGTTCCATTTTGTAGCAATAGAGTTACCAGAATTGGAGCCATTTATTCTTCTCACTTCTCTATATCTAATTCTGTATTGTCTTCCCTTAACTAATGTCGCTAAGTTCAGTTTTTTACTAACACCAGTCTTACCATACCAAGCGTTTGTAGGATCTGGAATATAATAAGCAACTAATTCGTTTGTTAAAACATCATAAATATTAAATTGTAGTCCAGCAGATATATCAGTTCTTGGCGTATAGAATCTATCAAAATTAACAATAGTCGGATTTTGTGGTACCCCAATAGTGGTGCTTCCAGTTATTAATAGTTGGTTAATACCGGGTGTTCTTGGTATTGGAGTAGCCGATGTTGTAAATGTAACAGTGTTGGTCCAGTCTGTTCCCCAGTAATAGGGTTCAAACAAGTAACGCATTTGCAGATGATATACTGTGCTCGGATCCAATTCCCCAGTAATGTATTTGTAACATTTAGCCGGATCATTGTACTGGTATGGTTCATATTCCAAAAGATTAGCAGGATCTCCATTTCCATCCAGGCTGGTTCCTAATTTTGGTTGTATTCCAAAGAATTTTACATATAGTTTATCTTTATCATCAGTAATAAAAGATACTGGTGTTAACTGGAATACAGGACTACTAACATTGGTATCGCCGTTTATAGGTAATATAATCGTTGGTTTATTCGGATACCCAAGACCGGTAAGATCAAGCACTCTAACATCCGACCAAGAAGTAGGAATACCATTACTGTCTATTTTTCTAGCTCTAATATAGTATACATTATCCGGCACCCAAAAGAAAGCAGAGCCGTTTCTTTTCCAAGCCCAGTATGGAGATGTATAATAATGGCTATTAATCCCAGAGATAGGAGTAGTTGCAGTATGTACCATATTCGTCAATGCTCTATCTGAAAAGGCTTGATACTCTATTTGTGTTAAACTATGACCTGTAAACGTAGCGGCTCCTGTTAAATAATAGCTACTTTTATATGTATTACTTATTCCGTATGTAATATACCCACCTTGTCCACTATATAACGTGTAATCTATTATAGTATAATATGTGTTAGAATATGTAGAATAAACATACTGTCCAGTAGCAGCATCCAAATATCTCCATCGTGCTTTACACTCATACCTCCGTTTCCCACCAGGAGGTGCGGTATCCATATAGATATCATAATACCCGTATGGTTCAAAAATATGCTGAAAATTTGTCCATGCTGTCCATATAGGGTTAGGACTATCTGGATCATCCGTATAGCGCATCTCGATTACTATTTCTGGATTAGCATATAAACCAGCGTATGGTGCCACTACGATACTATTAGTACCAGCATCATGAAAAGTAGGGTAAACGATTTGCGGTGCCGGGAAATAAGTTTGTGCTAAAAACTGAAAAGGTGGCGACCAATCAGAACTTCTTGTGGTGGCATGGTATTTAACTCTTACCCAGTAGTATTGTCCAGCTGTTAAAGATGCTAATGTAATAGTTTGTAGATTAATAGTGTCTGCGTAACTAGTATAGACCATGGATTGGAATTGGTCATCTAGCGCAACTTCCCAATCTGAAGAAATTTGTGGTTCATTAAAGTTACCAAATGTTGTATAAGGTGTTGCTAATATTAATCTATTTACTTCATTAGTTATTGTTGGTGTGGTTATACCACTATCTAAATTCCATCGAAATGGGATTTCTTCACTCCACCCACCAACAAAATTGTTAGTAACGAATTGGGTTCTAATATAGTATTGCTGTTCCACGCCACCTGTCGGCGGTAAAGGTATTAGTTTCCCAAAGAATTGAGTTGTATCCGTATTATCATAGACAATATTTTGGAAATTGGGATCTGTAGATACCTGATATCGTGTTGCCGTTATTGTTAATGGTTCAAGACCACCATCCCCGGTAAAACTATTTGGATCGATTTGAACAACAAGGTTACTTGCGTCCGCTATTAATTCATCTTTTGCTGGACCAAGAACCCTTGCTTGACCAACAGGTGGTGCTGGTAATGTATCAAAAGTTTTAATGAGTTCTGCGAAACGTAATCGTTGAACATATTCATCAAAACGGATTTCTCCTAAGAAGTCCGCTAATCCAGAGATACTTATGCATCCCTTGGTTTTCATATATACGTCACGATAGAACTTATTCTGAGGACGATTTCCGTCTCTACGACTAGTCATAGTGTTCTAAACCTCCTAGCACCAGTCCAACCAGATGTATAATAACCAGATTCATAACGAACACGTAGATATAAATACTGTCCCGGTCCCATTGTATTGGGGGGTATAGTCAGTGTTTCTAAATTTGTTGTATCGGATAGCCATTCATAAACTACATTTGAAAAATCACTACTATCTCCAACTTGCCAAGTAGATGCAGTATGTTGTCCTATAAATATATCTTCTGTCTCATACGCTGTCGCTGAAAATATAATTTGTTGTGTCGAATCATACCCAGGTGTTCCGCTAGGACTAGGTGGTGGTGAAATAACATCTGGTAATTTAATTGGCGGATTAAGTACCTGAGCAGTTAAGTAAATAACCAGATTGGCGGGAACAAGATCATTAACATCCCCACCAGCAAAATTAGTGGCGTCTGTATTCCCGCTACACTCGTTTGTTTTATCGATATGATATGTGATGTTAGCCATCTAAGACTCCAAAAAAAAATTAAATAGTGATTTCGATCCAATCTGACCAAACAGAGGTTTCTGGTGGAGATGCGTACCGTACCCTAGCATAATAAGTTCCTGGTGTATTTGTTGTGGGATTCCATGTATAAAGATCTCCAGAAGTAACTGTGCTTGTTTCTACTATGTTAGAGAAAATATTATCAGATGCTAGTTCCCAAACGGTTTTCGTATGTGGACCTATCCAATATTGCGTGGTTGTATATCCGTTACCAGACAGTGTCAGTGGGGATTGGTTTGACGCCCCAATAATTGGTTTATTTATAAACTTAACACTTTGTAACGACGCGGTTAGCATATCTATCAAATCTTGATATAGTAAAAAGAAGTCAGGAGGATTTCCTTGCACTGTATCAGCACTACCTGGAAAACCCTCTTGATTATCGAAAACAATAACATCTTTACGAGCCATTTAAATCTCCAAAAAAATTAAAATTTAGATTTTTTCGACGAGGCTCTTATTCTCTCTAAAAGTTCCTCTATTGAGAACTCTTCGATAGCGCCCGTTGATTGCAATTCATTCATTACTAGTGTTAACTTTCGTTCAAGTATTTTTACTAAATATGGGTTCTTTTCATTTTGCAGCTTCTTAATAATTTCCCCAGCTTCTTTCCTTAATTTTACCGCTTGAACATTTTCATACATTTTCTTAGGATCTTCAGACTCTTCAACAGGTCTGTTTCTCATAATCTGTAATGTATCTAAATTATATTCTTTTAAGTGTTTTCCTTGAGTTAGCAACCAATATGATAGAAGCCACGCAATGACCATATCATCGTGTTCACCATCCTCATGATCTATTCTTCCGTTCTTTACAACAAGTCCTGTTAATTGATCTATCAAGACAGAATCTCTTACAAATTTACCTGTATACTTAACAGCTTGTGTTAGAATAGCCCCGTATAAATGATCGCGACTAGCTCGCCCACTGGCTGATGTAGCAAAGCCAAAACGTTTTCTATGTTTAGCATATAATTCTGATAACTGAGAACTATGTGATTTGAGAACAGTATTCGATAATTTGGGATCAGCATCTGCGTCTTGTACTATCCAATTAAACATACGTCTAAATGGATTCATCCCCTTACTAATCATCATTGTAGCTAAACTATCCATCATCATTAACCCAGATGACCGTCTTTCTATAATAAGAACCAGTTTTTCATATCTTAACAACCAGTCCATTAACCATTCTGAAAATGTAATTAGATTGGTTTCATTAAAATTACCCGCCGCTACTACTGATCCATCACTTACATTTCTTATTACCAAACTAATATCATCATTACCAACGGCATCAGATGTATCAATGGCGGCTATTAATCCTCCCGATTTATCAGCATTATTTATCAGTTTTTGGTTAATATACCATCGTGTTGCAAATCCATTAATTCGCGATATTTCAGTATACGGATCAGTTATCCTGGAATTTACTATTCTTTCTATATCTTCTTTTGTTAATGGAGAAGCTGATTTACCAGAAGTCCATTTATTTAAGAAGTCCCTATCAGCATCCTCACCGGACGCAATGGCTTCTTCGATCTTTTTCTTTAACCATTCATCAGTATAACCCAATTGTCGGTGGTTAAATGAGGCATTAACCATTAAACCATCGTCTGTTGAATTAGCTCTAATTACTTTCTCTAATTCTTCGTGGTTCTCACAATCAAATAGCTTTTCTGTCCATACCATGGCTTTTTGTAATAAGCCGTATATAAACTTTCCGCTTCTATCATCCTTTTTACCAGCGTTGGTTGTTAATATCGTTCCATATGGGTTACCAGACGCCGCCGCCACGTCTCTGGCGTTGGTACCTGCGGCTAGAGCGGCAGGCATGGTTATGTCGATATTATATACATTACTTACTTCGTCCATATGGAAGATAGGAGCCGTATGACCGCGCATAACGTTTGCAGCAGCCTTGATAGACCTCTGTGGAAGAAATCCACGGTAAACGTTCCCTAACGCATTTACCGTTACCATATGAGTATTATTAAGATCTTGCGCTGTAGTTAATTGGAAGTAATACGGCAAATGTTCTTCTAATTCCTTTAACGTTTCTATGGTGTCTGTTCTTAGTGGTTCCGATAATGTTAATAAGTTCATATTCGTATGTGTACAACGTATGTTTAATAACCACCTCATTAGACTACAGGTAGTTACTGTTTTACCAGTTTGTCTTGGTTGTACAACAATGGATGTAATATGGTTAAGAAATAACCAATAGATAGCTATCGTTCCTCTACTGGCTTTAAACCGAACAGCAGTTCCTGCGCCCTGTACAGGTATGCGTACTATTTCTCTTATATAATACCATGGATTATTTTTAGTTTCGACTATTATCTTAGCAATAGTCTCCATATCCAGGTCTGGATCATGTGGGTCAACTTCTGCTAATGACGGATCGTGTAATGCCAAAATAAAGTTAGCATTCTTGATCCCCATTTTTTCATATTTGGCTGATAGCTGTAGAAAAGATTCATTCATGGTAGTTTCATGTATGATACTGCCCGGATGTTTCTTTATCCAGTCTTCTTCGAATAGTATAGTCATTAATTTTTATAAGAGGCTCTTAAAAACAGATATGTAATTAAACCAACAGACACAGATGTCACGACACTAATGTCTTTCTTTTTACTAACCTTTTTAACAATACTTATTAGTTCTTCTTTATACTTTTGCTGATCATCTTCTTCTCTGCGAACACTCCATACGTTTTTTATATCTGTAAGGATGTTATATAGATTAGATCCATTGATGGATGTTTGTCCTTTTCTATTTAAATAATTAAGTGTGATAGTTATAGCTTTATCCACCACCTCTGTTATTTTTTTAGATTCCTTGGTTCCTGTAAAATTACTAGATAACCATTTTAATAGTCTAATAAGTTCAGTTTTGTCTATATGACCTCCGACTATCTTTACAACAACATCCACATATGTCTCATTAACCAATTTATGTTCATCTATTATAATGGCGTGCAAGTCTGTTAATATACTACTATATCCTCCTGTAATATCTCGTATGATCTCTCCACCCTCATCATCTTGTATGGTAGTTGACTTTGTGGTAATCTGCTCTCCCTGTTTAGCAACTTCTACTGTGAGAGAGTACACTTGCAGTAAGGCGCTTTTTAATCTACCACTCCCATCATTTATTGCTTTAACAACATCATCTGTTTTAAACTTCATTATTCTTCTATGGTTAACACCTTTAGTGCTTATAAAATCCTTAGATCTGTATATAAATACGTTATTCCATGTCCCCAACTTCTTGACTAGGTATTTATTACTCATTCTAGCTACTACAGCCATTCCTATGGCCTTTGTTACAGGATACATAAAGTACCTACTGTGTAGCGATACAAACGTCCTGTAAGCGAATATAAGGAACATATCCAAAGCTGCATCTTCCATCTTTTTTTCTATGAAGTTTTTAATGATCCACATTGTAATGATATTAAAGATATTAGAAGATACTTCGAAGTTTTTATTAATTCCTTTTACCTTATAGACTTCTTGTTGTAAATGATCTCTATCTTCCATAATGACGTCTGTAAAGAATTGTCGTGTATCTATAGAAGTAAACATTGGAGAATATACTCCGGTGAGATCGCTTCCAAGAAATAAATGATTATCTTCTTTTTTATTAATCCATCTGTATCTATATTGTTTAATAGATATAGCTAGTGCTTTATTTATCTTTAAATCATGGAGATTTTTTTCAAAGAACTCGGTTAAATCACGATACGACACGAGAGAATCCGTCCAAGACTTGTTTTAGATTAGAAGATATATCCTCAGATACAATAATCAATGATGTTTCTTTTGCCATCCTTCTAAGTTTTGATATATTATTAACTATCGTTCCTTTATTACCAACAAATACAACTTCATCAATTTCTTCTACAGATAATACATTACCTGTAATTTCTCTATATACTTCACGATCATACTCTATAGAAGGATATTTTTCTTTTAATATCCTTTGTGCTTCTTCTTGCCATTCCTTATCATAAATTACCAATGTATCTTTTTCTTTAGGAACATCATTTTCGTAGAAAATTGCTTCAAAACTAATAAACATAATACCACCTATTTAACAAAAATTGGAAGAGATTTAGTCATATCTAATGAAAGCGGACCCTTTGAATTTACAGGGCTTGTGGGTTTTTTGTTGTTGATGAAATCAATAACAATTCGTGCCGGTATTCCTATACTAACTATATCTGAGCAACTTTCACTATCTCTAGCAATAGCAGATATGATCGCCACTGTTCTCTTACTACGTCCATCATATATGGGTCCTCCGGATAAACCTTTATATAACGTAGAGGTATAGATCACCCTAGTTCCCTGAACAGTATATTGACCCTCACTACTCTTATGTCTTACTCCATCTAAATATCCATAACCTACTCCATATCCACTAAACTTATCACTAAGTTGTACTGGTTTTAACTTTCCAGTATTTGATTTTAATAAAGCCAAATCATTTTCAATATCAATGCGAACTACTACTGCTTTTCGTTTTATATCCCCATATCGTATATAAATATTATTCATGTTTTCTATAACATGGTAATTGGTAATAACTAAGTTCTTTTTAATAACGGTGCCTGTACCGGTAGATACGGTATCGTCCCCAGTACTGCGTACTTCTACTATATCAGCACTAGCTGTGAAAGACAGTAGAAATGTGGAAATAAAGACCATAAAAGGCATCAGTTGTTTCATTTTTTAACTCCAAGGTGATCTCACCAGATCACTTATGATCATTCCTATATTTAATTAGTGAATCCAACTAAACGAGGTTTAACTTGAAAACGATTTCCCCGTTCTGTAAGCCAAGAAATTGGTATGAAGAAATAACCAAACCAAAAGGAGTATTTAACATATGGTGTGGTGAAGAAGCACACGTGGTGGAAAATAAATATAAAGATATTCTTAAACCATATCATAAAGGCGTATATATAAGAGGAACACCAGAGCCGATAGCCACTGTGGATAAACCATTATTCGATAATAAAAGGAATAAGTTAACATCTATAAAGGATTTCAAGAATTTGGAAGATTCCGTATATAACGCAGATGGAACGTTACTTTTATCCAAGAAGTATATTCGACTAATGACTTTTAGTGAAGTTCCGACTGAGCCGTATAGAGGCTTATCGATGATAGCAGATAGTGTTAGAAAGTTATTGTGCTCCAGAAATCAGTATCCAGAGTTACTAACAGATGATCCGGTATATACTATATCTTCGTTATCTGATTATGAGTGGTTATATGATCATTTTAACGAAGAAGGTATAGAAATGATTAACCAGAATAATCTAGATCTAGAAGGAACATATGAAAATATTCTATCTGAAGTTTATGAAAAAACCGCATTATTTATAAATTATCAATTTCATGTAACACCCGCATATCCTTTTATAACAATAGGACATACCGCAGACGTGAGGGCATTAGCGTGGATGAAAGAACATACGACCCTATCCGATTAATTACCACACCTGAGCAATTAATAGAATCTACAAAACAATATTTGTCTGAACATGGTTTAAGAAATCCAAATACGGCGATAGCGTCATCTATAACACAGTCGATGATAACATTTATGCAGGGTTTAGGATATAGAGTCTGGGGTGATTATCAGAACAATCCTTCTGACTTCGTATATACCGTGTATTATAGATATAGGATTTTTCCTGAAATAAACATCTGGTATAAACAACACCGTAAAATTCTGGAGGCTTTTGATCCGTGTTTCATAAAGAACAATATTATGGGCAGCACATTGGTAACAACATTGCACAAACGACCGAGGTTAATAAAAAACCAAGTTACTTCATCCAGGTATACTCTCTTCTAGACCCTAATAACCAATTAATTAACGATTATCCAATGGAAGTATTATTGGATGATGCAATACCTTTGATTCCTATATATTTAGTAGAAGGTCCTGATTCCATAGAATGGCTGGAGCCATTAGTAGATCAATATGCTCAGGGTTTGGATCGAGAGAATTACAATGCAATGGATTCACTGGTAGAAGATGTATCTAACTTTATGATTAACTTGGCAAACTTATTAACGTATCTAAATGTTGTTACAGAACAACGTATTCCAGAAAGTTTGTCATTAATAAGATATGAGCAGGGATCATATACTGCTCTTATAACTGTCGAATATTTTTGATTTTTTGGAGTTTTAAATGCCTGTTACACTTGACCTTGGTAAGACATACGATATTACTACATACGCTCCATCGGTATTGGGTGGGATTTACAAAGGGTTGAAATTAGTAGATATATTAGGTATGGAAACAGCCACTTCGTACAGGGATGTGGCAAGTGTTCATGCTGAGATATATAGTTTGTTACCAAACGGAACACTCACAGATCCTTCTTCTCTTATTTATTATAGACTTAAAGATCCGACAAATAAGGAAATCATATTGTCACAAGCATGGATAGAAACTGCTACAGAGATAACAGTAGTGGAATTTCTCATCAATGTTCGTAACGCGGCAGTTGGTGATGAGATAACATTACGAAATTCTCTTAGCTTGGCTGGGTTTAATGACTTTGATATTCACCGAGTATAATGTCGAACCATCTATTTGAAAAACCTTATGCTTGGTATAAGAAACACAGGACCCGGTCTCCTATAGTAGTATATAAGAAAGCATTGGTAAAATATCTGGAGACGGTGACAAATAAATCAACACAGGAGTGCGAAGACTTCGTAGTAAATAAAGTAATGTCAAGGAAGACAGACCCTGTTGCTATTTTTTATGAGAGAGATCCAGATACAGGAGACAAGGAGATTGTCAAGACCACATTGGAACGGTACATCCTAAGTCTTATTACAGAGAACCTTAATGTAGCTCCATCGTTTACTTGCTATACAAACTATAGAGAACAAAGTTCTGTGTTAGTGAAGTTTACTCAAGGACGTATAAAACAAAGAGGAGTGCATAAAAAGAAAGCGATAGCAGCAAGAACGAAAGGAAATATACCAGTATTTAAAACACAAAATCTATTACAACAAGTCATGAAACGAGACAATAATTCCGTATCAGGTTTATTAACAGTGCGTGGGAGTGAATTATACGACTATAGCGCACACTATACACTTACATCAACCACACGCACTGTCACCGCAATAGGTAATACGACTACAGAAAGATTCGCCCTAGGTGCTAGATATTATAGCAATCCTGATCTAGTAATACAGGATATAGCAATGACAATGATATACCCAGAACATCAAGAACTTAAGAACGTTATAATAAAACATAATTTAACCCTCCCTACTGCTGATGAAGTAATGGAGACAGTTCTTCGCTCAAGCAGAAAGTATTGGGCTAATAGTAAGGAAGAAGATAGAATATATTATTTTTTATCAAAGATGTCTGATATTGATAGAGCTGTATATATCTATGCCGGTGACTTCTATCACTTTAGACAATTCAATCCAATAAAGTGTAAGGAAATTCTAGATGACATTAGCAAAAAGTATGTTAATTATAATGGTACGATAGAGGATATAAGAAATACACCAGATCCAATTATTAATCTAGTAACACATATCCTTTTGGATGAATGTAGAGGAATGGGTACCAGATATGAGGAATTTCCTAAAGAACTTTTGTCAGTGTTTGCATCCACATGCATTGGTGTTCAAAAAGGATTTAATAAGCATAAGGATATATTAGATGCCATATGTTGTACTCCACACATGCCAATCAACGGGGCTTATTTACCAGATATGGTAAGAGAAGGGATACTGTTAAGTGATACAGATAGTACCTGCGGTACTTATCAGGATTGGGTGGCTTATTATAACAACGATGAAGTTGTTTTCAGTGCAGAAACAACTGGACTAGCGGCGGCTGTGATGACGCTTACTACAGAAACCATATCACATAACCACAAGATGGTATCAGCATGTATGGGTGTTGATGATGAGTTCAAAGAAACACTGGCCATGAAGAATGAATTTACATGGTCTTTGATGTCTCCTGCTAACGTATCTAAACACTACTATGCGAATACAATAGTACAAGAAGCCAACGTTCTAAAAGAACCAGATTTAGAACTCAAGGGTGTACATTTAATAGCCTCAAAGATACCACAAGATTTAACAGAGCGAGCACACATCATGATGGAGCGTATATTAAGAACCATAGGAAATAATGAAAAAATATGCTTAACGGATGAAGTAAGAAGTATAGCTGAACTAGAGCAAGAGATAATTAGACGTTTAAAAGCGGGAGATCCCGACTTTAATAATTACGCTAAAATAAAAACACCAGAAGAGTACACCAATAATCCACTAAGTACGCCGTATTATAGTCAAGAACTATGGATGAATGTATTTAAAGATAAATATAAGATGGAGCCAACACCTCCATATATTTGTGTAAAATACAATACAACACTCACTACAACAACAAGGCTAAATAATTGGGTAGCATCTATAGAGGACACCACAATAAGAAGAAAACTTAAAATGTTCTTAGAAAGTACTAATAAAAAGACGTTACCAACCATATACTTAGACGTAGGAATCGTAGCAAATATTGGTGTTCCAGAAGAAATTATGTCATGCATAGATTATAAGAAAGTAACATTAGATATGTGCAATGTTTTTTATATTATTCTTGAAACACTAGGATATCATAAACACCCTGATAATCTAATCTCTGAGATTTATTAATATTCGGCTCAGACTCGTTGCAGTGAGTCTGAGTGCTTATTTTTTTACCCAAATTATTTTAAGCCATTGTCATATAGTCGTGTCGGTCGATACAAGGTCGTTAAAAAATTTATTGAAACTAATCTGGAGAAGGTATATGAATAGTGTGTTGTTGTTTGGTACTGTCTCACTTGTAGATGAAGTAGTAACGGATATGATAGATGAGGATGGGGATTTTTATGTTATTCCGTATAACAAGAATATATATAGCCGTGCGGTGAGTCCGACTAGGCTAGAAGCCTACGCTATAATAAAGGATTATATAGAATACCTCGAAGATATTAAGGATACCTATCGTGATGTAAGAGATGAGCTTATCGTAGTGGTTCCTGATATCCCTCCAACAATAATCACCGCAGCAGAGACTGTTGGATTTGACGAAGCACGCGCATATTTCTATAAACGGCTTCCTATGGGAACGATTCCTCTAAGACTTACAAAATCCAGCACCGCAATAGCTGAAGACGAAAAAACAATTATTGCATTGGCGGAGACTATCTGTGATCAGAAAACTATCTCTAAGTCATGGGTTGGGATAGCCCTTAATCAACTACCAAAGGCTGTTAAGGAATTTATCTCGAACGATTTTGAACAATAACGTACATCAAAATGCGTTGCATACTCCAGACAGGATCACCTGTCTGGAGTATGCTATTTTTTTTTCATAACCTACTTATGGTATGGAAAACGTTCGATACATCTAGATTAATTTTATTAGCTTTTAATTGTCTTTCTATTAAATCACGGAACTTATATTCTAGATTAAAATACCCCATCATAGACCAATAGAACCATAAAGCTGTCTCTTTATTCAAACTGAATAACTTTAACAATTCTATATAATCGGATGGAGAAGGTTTATAAAGTATATTATTTTTTAATTCTATTCTGTCTTTTGGGGGATCTATCGGAAATAGTTCTCCATCTAGTTTATCCAAACTTTTATCTACGGATAGATATCTTCCTATTTCCCATAAAATGTCCTTTCTTATAGTGGTTCCTGTTAAGATACCTCTATAAGTTCTTCTTCCATAATATGGGAATAAAACTTTATCTACTAAATTCATAAGAACATCAGTATCCTTAGACTCAGAACATATTTCAACTACTTTATCCCAATCCTCAGAAAAGAATTTGAGAACAATATCCATATCAGACAGCATACAGATGCGCATAGCAATAGAGCCACAAATATATTTTCTTCTACTCCCTATACCTGTATTAGAACTAGCAGGAAGTGTTTTAATATCTTTAGGATAAGATATGTCTTCAAAGACTCCATAGTTATCGAGATCAATATCGCCAATATCGGTAATAAATTCTATTCCTTGTTTTTCAAGATGCTTGGCAATTACAGTATTTCTTCTTGAATCATCCTTACCAAACACACTATATACTTTTTCTACTTTTGATATAGTGCTGGCGATACCTTCCGTATAGTCCATAAAATAAATACTTTTATTTGTTACCCAGTAATCAAATAACTTATTTTTGAATTTATTCTTTGTGAGTTCTTCCCATTCCGAAAAACTAGGTGTTTTAATATAGCTATATCTATCTGTCCAATAATAATACCCGGTTATTCTGACGCCGTTAATAATTTCGGTAAACGTATCTGTATTTGATACGACATTTAACCATCCGTCCAGAACACCAAAATAAGGAGCTGGAGATATGTATCGTTCTGTTACAGATAGATCTGTTAATCGTCTATTATGGATGGTTAAAATATCTTTTCTAAAATCAGTGCCTGTTTTTGCTTTATTATATAAACCAAAATTATGAACAAACGGATAAGTTTCTATCAACCCCATATCACCTCCAAGTTAGTCAGGGGATTAAATCGCAAATTAGTTAATTTTATTGATATATATAGTAGTTGAGATCAAACCAATAAATTAATGAGGTATTTAAAATGTACAAGTTGAAGCTTGTTCCAAACACCATGCTCCAACACAGTACTCACCGGAAAGGAGTTATGGGATACAAATCCACAGACGGCTGTGGTTTCATAGATTGGGACATAATAGAAACAGACATCATTCCAACTGTCGAACAATGGATATCATTCGTGAAGGACGGGGTAAAAGTATGGAATAAACACCTAGTATGGAACGATGATCGTGAGGATGAATATGGGGAAAATGAGGCATGGATCAGTGCCAGAAAGATCTGGCATCAGAAAAACCGGATAGTCATTAAGACCCATAGTGAGCTGTAAATCTATCACAGTTGATTAATAAGCCGGACAGGATAACCTGTCCGGCTATCTGATAATAACTGGTTTATTTTTTTCTTTTAAAAACACTATATTTGATTTACTTCCCTGGCTTCTCCCATCCCATATCACTAAAGC